CACACCACGCAAGCCGGGGTAGCCATCGGTAGCATCACCCACAAGGGTCTGATACAGGTGGTTATAGTCGGCCTCTTCCTGACTGATGTTAAGCATCTCACCTGAACGCCAGAGCAAGCCGGGAATGGTCTTGAGGTCTTTGTCTTCAGAGACAATAACCTTCTCACCTTCCAGCATTGTTGACGTAGCCATGATGCCCATCACATCGTCAGCTTCTAGCCTGTCCCAAGTCTCAGTCTTGTACTCGTCTGTAATCCATTGCTTGAGTGCTTTGTAACAGACAGGCTTGCGCTTACCTTTGCGATTTGATTTGTAGTTAGAGTCGATGTCCTTACGGAAGTTATCCTTGTCGCTGAAGCAGAAGATAAAATCGTCTGCCGCAGTTTCATCAACGAGAATGTCGATGTATTGTAGGATTAACTGTTGGGCTTCCTTGGCATCTGCCCACAATGACCACACATCGTTACCCCAATCAACCTCATGCTCGACTGTGCTTGAGTATTGATAGACAACAATGTCGCCATCGATTAGTAGTGTTCTGTGCATATCATACCTCAGTGGATAGTTGACGGTAAAGTTTAAGAGTGTCTGTTGAGAACAGCTTAGACAGATTAACTAGGAACATTTTGGATGCGTAGTTATCACCGCCTTTGACAACCTTGTGGTAGTCAAGCTTCTCAACAATCTTCTTTAGTGTTGGTACATCAAAGACCAGCGTACAGAAGACTTCATCGTCTACTGCCAGCCTGTGAAACCAGTAATCTGATTCCGTTGCATTGATGCCTGAAGGTTTGCCGTAAGACTCAAACTCAATGGCAATGTTTCCTGTCTTAGTCCACATACCACGCTCAGTCTTCACTTCAATCTTCTTGTCTTGTAGCATCTCAATGATTTGGTCTTCGTGCATCTGCCCATAGGCCAAGTCGATATCAAACTTTTTACGGTCATCCTTAGTGGGTTTCAGCCCAGTTTCTACCGACTCTGTATTCTCCAGTGAGTTCACATCGAACTCCGAAGAAATCTCCTGCCCTACTGATACATTCAACTGCGAGTTTTCCGACTTCATCAGCCATACCTTCCTTAACTTCTAGTTGGATTTCGTCATGTACCCATGCCACTTGCTGACATGAATCGGATAGACCAGCCTCTTTCAAGGCACGGTCAAATTCGACAATCCACTGCTTGCAAATCAATGCTCCTGCGGATTGTAATAAGGTGTTGAGTGCGGCATGAGGGGAGCGAACCTTGAGGTGTCGCCCATCTAACCCTATGAGATAGCCACGTTGTGATGCTGATTGCACCTGTTTGATTAGTTTGTCTAAGGCAGGAAGTCTCTTTAGGAATCGGGCATTGAGGACTGCGCCTTCTTTTGCACCCTTGCCAACGATGCTCCCGATTTTTCCTGCCCCTGCTCCATAGAGAAATCCATAGATGAAGGTTTTGGCTTGGTTACGGGTAGGCAACCCAGCCGCCTTCTGGTTCTCTGTATGGATGTCGCCATTAACAACGGTATCCGCATATGCTCCCCCATCATACTTTGCAATGAAATGCGCTAGACATCGTAGCTCAAGGCCACTTACATCCACGCCCACCAGCCGATTGCCAGCGGCAACCGTGAAGAGTGAGCGACACTCTTTCCCATACGGAACACCGATGGCTGGGACTTGCGCCACATTCGGAAACGCATGAGTGGCTCTTCCAGTGACTGCGCCATTAGTGTTGACTGAACCATGAATACGCCCATTTTTTTCTACCTTTATCCACGCTTGGTTACCATCGCCTAGTTGCCCCAGCCGCTTGATGAGCGTGTAATATTCAACAAGCAGTTTTGCTTCGGGGTACTCTAGGTGTGACAGAACTTCTTCGTCCACCTTGGGCTTACCATCGTTTGTAAACTCAGTTGGCTTCCAGCCTTTTAGTTTCTTCAAACGGTCAGCAACATGGTCACGACTACCGGGGTTGAACTCTACCTTCTTAACCTTGAATGTAGCTACACCCTTTTCGTAGCCAAACTTCTTGGAGTTTACCTTCGGAGTAAACGGCGTTTTAATCTCCCAATCAGGGAACGCCTTCTTGAGTTCCTCTTCAAGCTCGTGTTTCCGGGTAGCGAGTTGACCATATAGAGAAGAAGCACCCTGTCTGTCAAAGGCAAATCCACAAGTTTCTTGCTGGAAAATAATTTCTGCCAGTTCATGCTCTAGCTCCATAGCCTGTTCACTGTAGTCCTTGGCAACAATCTTTTGCCAAAGCGTGTTGGTTACCTCGACATCCTGTATGCAGTATTCCCACATCTCCTGATTGAACGCTTCCCAGCCCCCCTGATAATCATCTTTGTAATTACCAATGCGGTGACCCCATGCTCTCAGGCTGTGTGAGCCAATGAGCTTGGTAGGAAACTCAGTCCGTGTGAAATCTGATTGCTTGATGTCTGCCCAGATAAGCCGGGTGCAGACCAGCGTGTCACGAACCAGACCCTTCGGTTGGAACGTGCCAAGCTTTTGAAGTACAGGAATGTCGTACTTGATGATGTTGTGCCCTACAATCAGGTCAGCATCTTCTAACCTCTTAGCACCTTCAGGCCAGTTATCGGTGTAGCTGATAATCTCACCTGAGTCGATGTCCTTGAGGATGAGACAGTGTATGGTAGAGACATCATCAAGTAATCCGTCAGTCTCTAAATCAAACACGTATCTCATAGCAAACCTTTCATGCTGGGTGGGCAGTAGTTCTCACCCTTGAGTACCTTGCCGCCAGCGTCAACCACAGGCTTGCCATCCACGAGCTTGCTCATGTTGGAGTGGTGAACACGGACAAAGGCTGGTTGGACAGGAAGACCAAAGGTAACAGCAAACCCTGACACCACATACATGATGTCACACAGTTCTTTCAGGATGTTCTCTTGGACTTCATCAGAAACTTTGGCATCCCAATCTAACTGTTGTCGTGCTTTATTAACTTCAGCTTCTAGCTCTTTGACTTCCTCATTGATGAGCCGCATCCGTAAATGCAAATCACCTTTTGAGTAAGGTACATCAATAGGCTGTCCCATTGCTTTCTGGAACTCCGACACCATCATCTCTCGTGTTACATCTTTCATGTTAGAACTCATTCTCTACCTCTTCAAAATCTGGATTACACTCCTGCATCCGTCCCGTTAGTGGATTGTACTTGGCGTGACAAGCTACCCCACACTCACCACTAAAGCGGTTCTTTAGCACCCGGATAGTTGTGACGTTGGATTCTTCACCCTGTTGGTTACGCTCAAGGCCAATCACCATGTCCGATAGCTGGGCGATAGCATGACTACCACGAAGCTGTGACAGGCTAGTATGTGCGCCTTCTTCGTGGCCTCTGTTACCATCAGGCCGCTTGAGGTGTGACACTAATATCAATCCCACACCTGTCTCTTGTACCAGAGTACGAAGTGCAGTCATAGCATTATCAATCAGTCGTCTTTCATCACCGTCCCCAAGACCAGAAACCACAATAGAAAGGTGGTCAAGAATAACCCAATCGCACTCTTCTCCCTTAGCAAGAAACTTGATTCTACCCAAGAGATTTTCGATAGCGGTGCTACCAAAAGCATCATAGAAATAAACCCGGCCATTACCGATGACACTATCAAACGCACTCCGAAGCTCATCACTTTCAACAGGTGATAAACCCAGATGTAAAGGCTTGTCGAGGTGTAAACCCATGAGGCCAAGAGCCGTTCTCTTAACGGTTTCTTCAAGCATGATGAAGCCAACTTTCTCTCCCTTTTGGATTAGGTCATAGCCAATCTCACGAACCAGTGCTGACTTACCAATGCCTGACCCGGCAGTGATAGTTGTAAGCTCTGACTTGCGAAGGCCATGTGTCTTTTCGTTGAGGCCAACGAAGGGGTAGTCCACAGAATAGACAACCTCGTTGGTTGAGATGGTTGACCACAGGTCAGAGCCATGAACGATACCGTCTGGCCTGAACGTCTTGGCTTCCCAGATGGCAGAGATAATCTCTTTCCCTCTGTTCGCCATGAGCATTTCATTGGCATCCTTGAGGGGTAGCTGTGCAATCTTTGCCTTACCCGGCGTGAGTACAGAGGCACAGGCTCTGGCGGCAGACTGCCCAGCTTCATCCATGTCGAACATGAACACCACTGTCTCAAAGCTCTCAAGCCATTCAAGAGATTTCTGTACGTCACGCTTCGCCCCCTGTGCCCCATTTTTAACGGACACGGTAGGCCATTTGTTTTGCTGTATCATGCTGACGGAAAGGCAGTCGAGTTCACCTTCGGTGACCACTGCCATTTTACCGCCATCACGCCACAGCCACTGACCATAAAGCCCGGTGTAGTTCCCTACCCACTTGAATGTTTTGTCAGGGAATCGGAACTTCTGTGCAACAAGCTTTTGGTTCTGATGATAGTTTGCTACCTGACAGGATACCCCGTTGTGTTTCGCAACACGGTAGTCAAACTTGCGACAGGTATCTTCGTTGACACCTCGTTTTGAAAGGGCTTTGATTTGCCCTTTCGTGAATACACTTTCTTGGACTTCACTACCCTCGTCTTGTACTGGGGTGAAGCCAAACTCTTCGCCACTGGATTGGAACATTTCTTCTTCAGCTTTCTCATAATAACCACATCCGAAACAGTACCCATGCCCGTCAGAGTAGCGGCCTAGGTTATCCCTAGAACCGCACTCTGGACATGGCTCGTGGCGAACACAGACTGACTCAGGCAGAGCCTCTGTATCCGTCATACCATTCTCCTACATTAAAAGTTGGACAAGCTTTGGATGAGATATCGTTGTGCCCGATGACCTTTGCATCTGGGTACTTTTCTTTCAGGTCATCCACCAAGTTTTCCAACGTACTCCACTGGTCTGCGGTAAAGTTTGTCTCAGGTTCATTGTCCTCAGACAGACCACCTACCATACAGATGCCAACAGAGATAGCGTTGTGGCCTTTGGCGTGTGCCCCAACCTCTTCCAGTTCACGGCCTGTCTCGACAGTACCGTCACGCTTGATAACAAAGTGGTAGCCGATTTTCAGCCAACCACGCTCCCGATGCCATCGGTCAATATCCGATGCACCGATGTCCATGCTGGGCTTTGTTGCCGCACAATGGACGATTATTTCTTTCGTTTCTTTTCGCATCTTACTAAGCAAAGACTTGCTTCCTTCTGTTGAGGGGATAGCTCCTCGTTCAACCAGCTAGTAGGAATGGACTTGTCTGCATACTCAAAGCCGTAGCGACTGCACCACATTCCGTAGGTTGTTTTAGATTTACTCCCGATTTTTGTTTTAGAGTTTGAGAAGACAAACCTAATTACTAAGTCAGGGTTCTGTTCTTTGATTAGCTTATGCTTGGAACGGTCTGAACTGAGGAACTGTCCTTTTGTCTCAACGATGATGCCGTTGGGAAGAACAAAATCAGGTTTGTATTTTGAGTGGGGCTTGCGGTATTGAACCCAGCCGGGTGGCTCGTAATGAAACTTGACACCAAGCTGGGTTAATTCATCGGCAACCTTCTCTTCTAGTCCACTTCTATAAATAGATTTCTTAGAAGTCTTCATCATCAGAGAAGTCCGATTCCGTGGCTGTCTCTGTCTGGGACGA